AAGAACCTCAGTTGAGAGGATGTTCGCTAGTTCAGTTTCAGCATCAAGACCATGGACAGCCTTGAGGTCTTGTGCTAGTTCTAGCGAGTACTCTGCCTTGAGGGCACGTGACTTAGCGGTAACAGTGACCTTCTCGATTGAGAAGCCCATTTCACGGAAGTGATTACCTGCTCCATCACCAAGTGCTTCTGACTGAGCAGTCGTCATACCTTGACCACCTTGGGTATAGGTGCCGCTGTCATTTAGAAGACCAGGGTTAGTACCAGACTGATCGTTAGAGGCAAGTGAATCACCACTGTTCTCTGATGAATGCTCGGTATCTGCTTCGTTGAAGAACGCCTCAGTAGCGCCACCAGCGATATCGCGTGCAGTACCTTGAGTTGAGCGCATTGCGAAGATAAGACCAGTAGGACCAGTCATTGGTTGAACACCGCAGATGTCATAAGCAATAAGCTTAGGCATCGAACGACGAATTAGTGAGATTAGAACTGGATCGAAACCTGCAACAGGACCTGTTGCTGTGCTGGAACCAGTGTATCCAGCGCCACCTAGTGAGTTGGTAGGTGCGGCTTCTGAGAGGAATCCACGCTCTTCGCGTAGGAAACGCTCTTGGTTTTCTAGCAGGACTGAGGTGACAGCTTTCTTGTAAGAATCCTGGATTGGTTCAGCATCCTTATGCTCAAGAATAGGTGCCCACTTTTCCTGCAGATGCTCGGATTGGAACATTTGCTTTCTCCTTGAAAAATGAGTTTTATTGTGTTAAATCAATAACAAATACGTAATTATTTATAATTTACTTACAATTTACGTTTGTTTATTTGGACCAGCGAGAAATAGCTTGCATGTAAGCAGACATTGTATCTCCAACGGGTTGTTCTACTGGAGTGTCCTCCGTTGCTGGGGCAGCTGCCCTTGCAAAATATGACTCCTTCAGAGTTTCGATTTTCTCACGAAAATCATCCTCTGTAGTGAACTCTACACCTTCAGATAGACCTTGTAGTTTATCTTTTTGTGTTTCAGCAAGTCCAACAGAAACTTCGCTCACGATCCCATTCTTAATATAACCACCAAGTTTCTTATGCATCTCAACGTTTACATCGATTTGCTCATTGAGCTTCGACTCCATAACATTGAGTTGTTCGGTCATCTCATTGACGATCTCGAACTGCTCTTCAGGAACTGAAAGATAGTTTTCGCTGAAGAGATTCTTTAGTCCGCTCATTAAGTTCTCAGCAATCTCGGTCTTAATGCCGTTATCAATTGCGAGAGCGTTTTCCTCGATCCACTTCTCAGCAACGAAAGTGAGATACGAGTCAATTTGCTCGGACATTTCTGTTTTAAATTCAGTAACAACTTCTTCGAATGCTTGCTCATATGCTTCTGCCATGAGTGCAACTTCTTCGTTAAGTTTTGCTGTTACTGCCGCTTCAAAGATGAGTCTTGCTTTATCTTTGAATTCTTCTGTAAGGTCTGAACCAGATACAAGAGCGTCAAGATCCTCGTCGAATGAATACTGAACAGTTTCTTGCTCTTCTTCGATGAGTTCTCCATCTTCTTCGGTCTCCTCAAATGTTGGTTTCTTGTTTAAAGAATCTTGAGTATCACCTGACGCTGCTGAAGGCTTATTTGAAGGAGCAGTTACACCCTTCATCTTTGCTGCGACTTTCTTACCGATTGATTCGGTGTCATCTGGCTTACCTGATGTTGGGGTAGGACCACCAATTTCTTCTGACTCATCATGCAAATCAGATCTTTCAGCGGGTTTAGCGCCCTTGGTTACTACGTTAGATCCCTCTTCAAGATCCATGTTTTCAATTTGTTCTGACATTAGAAGTACTCCTTGCCTATTGTTTTACGGATATTTCGTGTAATTATTTATATGTACAAATAATTAAAGACTTCTTAGGAACGCTGCGAAAGCTTTTACTTTGCGTTCTTGAAGATTATATTGAGTTGATTCGTCAATAGTTTTCTTAATTTTGTTAAGTTCAACTTCCTTAAGAAGACCACTGTCCCAAACCCACTCTTTGCCTTCCATGATTCCTTCAACAAAAGCATCTGGAGCAGAAGGATCGGCTACGATATCAGCAGCAGTAGCAAGCATGAAATCTTCACCAACGTAGTTAATTCCATCTTTCTCGGTCATTGAACCAAGTCCTCTGGAAGAAACTCCGAGTTTAACTCCATCGTCTAGAAGACTCTTAGCAATTTTACCCATGGGGGTTTCTAAGAGTTTTGCTTTACCTATGAAGTTATTTCCTTCTCTCGAAAGAGAAAGGATTTTATGAGAAACACGATCTAGATTGATAGTAGGACCATCAGGATGACCGAGTTCCCCAAGAGCTCTGCCTGTTCCAACAAAGTTCTCATTATATTTAGTAACTTCACGTTCTAAAATATTTACGGGGTAATTTCTACCATTACGATTAGTTAGATCACCTTGAAGGAAAATACCCTCGATGTAGTAATTTTTCTTACCGTCCTTCTCTTCGGTAAGAACTTGAATATCTTCGATATTCTCTGTAATTAGTTTCATCATTCCTGTTCCTCTGGTTCTTCTTGGTTAAACATATTCTGTCCTACATCAACCTTTCTCTGTTGGATTAGGTCATATGCTTTAGACTGCAATGTGTCAGCAACAAGCTCAACGGTGTATGCGTTATTTTTTGCAAAAATGCTATCGAAAATTTCTGTTGACATAATAATTCAAGCTCCTTATATAGTATTTAGAATTCTGCTTTTTTCAAGTCTGCAGGATCAGCCTCAATTCCTTCATTACCAACCACTGCACCAGGTTCTTCGGCGGGTGGAAGAGCATTAGGATCGGCATTAGGATCCATTGGCATACCTGTTGCGGGATCCATTGCGGCATTTGGATCCATGATCTTACCTTCTTCCATTTCCTTTTCAATTTGCTTATCAATTTCTTTAAACTCTTCGGGAGTTTGCTTAAGAACATTGCGGCGAATTTGTTCAATAGAGAAGTACTTACCAACAAAAGGATCCATTGTCGCTACGAGATTCATTCTCTCATTCATCATCTCCATATTCTTGAGTTCATTGAAGTAATTGTCTGCAATGAAATCATATTGGATATGATTCTTCATTTGATCCCAATCTTCAAGAGTTATAATACCTTTGAGAAGAAGTTGAGTCTTAAGAACATCTTGGAATAAGTCTGAGAAACGTTTGCGGAGACGGTTAATAAATTTCTGGAACTTGAGTTCGTCTCTGGTAATTTCAGTTGAACGACCAATATTAAATGTAGTTTCTGTTTCTAATCTTGATGAGGGAACATTTAATGCTTTGTAAAGTTTCTTTTGGAAGTATTTGACATCCTCCAGTTCACCCAAATTCTGCCCACCAGGGAGAGTAGTAATTTCCGTTCCTCTACCACCCTCACGACGAGGGAGCCAAAAGTCTTCAAGCATCGACATAAATTTGCGATCATCTTTGATCTCTCCAGTGTTGGCATCATATACCAGTTTATTTCTATAGCGAGACATAACCTCACGGAGGTATTGCTCTGCTTTGATCTTGGGTAAGTTGCCCACATCAATGTAGAAAATTCTACGTTCTGGCGCACGAGATAGACGATAGATAACCAGTGAGTCTTCGATCATTCTCAACTGATTAACTGCTTTGATTGCTTTATGGAGGTGAGAAACCACCATGTTTTTGTTCATATCAAAAATTCCAGAATGCACAAAAGTGATTGCATCTGTAGCAATTTTGATTCCTTGAGTATCACCAGCCTTTAAACCCTTACCATTGTAAATAAAATACTCAACCGTTTTTTGCATAAACGCTTGTGATGGATTTGTTGGATCTACTCTTTCTGGTCTATTTTCAATTTCGATAACCTTACGAATTTTCCTTGGGTCTACATAACGGAGTTCGATGACTCCTTCTGCAGGATCTTTCGGGTCGATGATCTTATGATAAAAAAGTCTTCCATCAACATACCAGCGACGGAAAATTTCATACGATTTATTTTCAAAATCTAAAAGTTCTAAAACATAATCAAACTCTTCAGTAATTAGTTTTTTAACTTTGTCGCTAACGTTTTTGATATTTTCTAAATTAATCGAAACAGGAACATCATTATAACTTCCACAAATTGATTCATTAACAACATCATCTACAGCAGAATCACATTCTGGTTGAAGAATCATGTCTCTATAACGAGTAATTAACTCCCACTCGTTTTTGACGGTTCCGTCAATATCTACATAATAACCGTAATGACCGCCAGCAACAATGGGAGTTGCTCCGTCCTGATTATCTTTCTGCACAAAAGAAGGCCCTTTCGGAACCTTCTTTGCTCTCTCGATAGAGTATCCAAATAATTGAGACATTTTATAGTATCGAAGATTAGTCCGATACTATTTATCAAAATTATTATGGCGTGTATATTGGTGTTACAGTAGTACCAGAAGGAACCAAGTCTGTACTTGCAGCAATAGAAGAACCACTTTCTGGTGCCCAGTATTGTACTTGCCACTCTACAGTAAACTCTTCAATTGCATCATTTGAACCATAATCAAGATCAATTGCAGCTACGTTTGATGGCCAGCACTCATACATTTTATATGATACAATTGCATTACCTCTTCTATCTAGTTGGGTCACTCGAAGGTTCGCCATATAGTTTAGGTAATCGGTGCTGGTGGATGCTGCTACTCCATAACGGATTCTAGTAGCATTCTCTTCATACATTTGAATTGCATCCATCCACTGGAGGAATGCCTGTCTTAATGAATGATTTGTATCATTTTGAATTGTGATTGTCCATGGTTCAAAGGTTCTATCTCCAGCAATCTTGAGCATTCTTCCACGGAAAGGAACTTCAACTACACCAACAGTTGATGCTGGTAATTGAGCTGCTTTGCATACGAATGCACCTAATTGAACTAGGCTAGTAGCGGTGCTTGAAAGACCAATTGCACTTCCAGCGGATGTACCTGGAAAAGCTAGATCTACTTGGAATAAATTAGGTCTTGCGAAATCAATGTCTAACGCACCTAGGAAAGACGTAATCGGACCTCTATTGTTTGATGGCATTGTGGGTTTCCTCCAGTTTTTTTGTTAAAATTAAATGATTAAGAAGCGACTTCGCTAAATGAAACACCAGATCTCGTTGCAATAAAGGTCAGAGTGATGTAGTTGATTGTTCTGGTTGGCTTCAAATAAATTTCTGCGTAGAGTTCTCCTCTGTCAACAGCTTCTGGAGGATTGTTTTCTCCATCACACTTGATGAGGTAATCTTGTAGACCTCTTCTTGCTTGAATATTTCTAAGGAATGGTTCAACACCGTTGATGAACACGCTTCTTGAGGTGTCATCGTTGAATTCAAAGAGTAGAGATTTTGCTGCATTAGCAATAACTTTCTCGCAAAGAAGGAATAGACGACGAACATTGATTCTATCAAATGCAGATGCATAACCAAGTGCTGTTTTATCTCCAAAGAGTACAATACCAGATCCAGGGAAGGCAACAATTGGATTGACTCTTTCAACATACAGTCTATCTCTTTGATCTTTGTTTGGAGAATATGCTAGTTTGATAGCATTTCTGAGTACACCTCTTGCCAAACCTGCAGGTGAATACCAATCTGCTTCTGTTTCGGCAGTAGTCAATAATAGACCAGCGATATCAGCATTGCATGGAATGAAACGATATTTATCGTTATATCTGTCATAGATATACTTAAATCCAGTATCTAATACTGCATATGAGGTGCTAGGAACTTGTCTAAAGTAGTTAACAAGATTAACTGTTGCTGTTTCAGTATCAACTGCATTGACTACGTGATCTCTGACTGGGGAGAAGAACGACATGCAATCTTTTCTTGATTCGAGAATAGATACAATAGTTGCAATCTTAGCATATGCCTCGGTGTTGTTTGTTCCCATTGAACCAGGGATGATGAAATCAATGTCCTCTGTTTCTGGATCGCTAATAAATCCCAGCGAAGCGGCATAAGCACCTGCGGTCACACCGTAGTTGCTAACACCACCACTAAGAACATAATCAACACTACATCCACCATCACTTCTAATATAGACAGCACCACTGACGGGATCTGCAGTACCATTAGCATTTCTGAGTAGGTTGAAGTTAACGTTAGCAGCAGGAACTCCCCAAATGCCAGCAGCTAGAGTTGATCCAACAGCAAAGACGTTTGTGGTATCTGGATCACCACCATAAATGTAGTTTGAACCAAACTTCAACACATACTTATAGTAATTAACTTCACTATTTGTGGTTTTAGCATCAGTTGCCTTAGAAACACCAATAAATCTTTCCAAGATTGTATTTGGGGTTCCAGTATATTTGCCTAATGTATCAACAACCAAAATATGCATTTCATCTCTATATCCATTTCTGGCAGCTGCATATGGTGAGGTTCCAGGACGAGGAGCAACGTTGATCCATTTTAGACCAGGGAATGCATCTCTTGTTTGATACTCATTTTCAACGGTAGCGATGCCAACAGTGGCGGCATTGTCATCATCAACACTGTCTGTTGCTGCAAATTCTACAGATCCTTTATTAAGTACAACTAACAGTTTTCTTGAAACACCACCACTTGCAATATCTGCAGATGCTCCACTCGATGATTGTGTAATGTCATCACCTGCAGCTAGGATGCCTGTATGTGCAGCTCCTAGATTAACTTCCAGAGTGTTAGTTGCTGGATCCCAAGCAACAACCGTTCCAGCAGTTCCATCAATTGTAACTGCTCCAGGGACAAAAGTACCAACAACACCAGTTAATGTCAAGGACAATCTGTACTTGTAAACTTTTCCTGCTGCTCCTGATGCTCCTGCGAGTGCATCACCAACTTCAAACTTCCACTCATTACCCGAAGTAGGTGCGTCTAAGTCCAGAATTTGGTCTGCACCTGCATCAGTTTTGTAAATTCTTAATCCGTTGCAGTGGTCGCCTGCAGTTTTACCAGCATACAACCAAGTTACAGTTCCAGTTTCGTACTCATCTTCGTACTGTTCAACATTTTTAATTTTTACTGCAGATCCATTTGTTACTGCATTTAGAAGTGAGGTGTGATCAGTTCTAATGACCTTTAGTGCTCCACCATAAATTAGGTATTGAGCAGCACAAAACCAGTTCTCGTAATTCTCATCATTTGGTCCACCAAAAACCGTTTCTAGTTGTCTTTCTGTAGAAATAATTCTTACTTCATTAATAGGTCCTTTCTCAAAGGGTCCTGCAAAAGCAGCAAACGTAGGATTTGATATCGTTGATCCCGTGCTGCGGTCGATTTCTCTAACTAGTACTCCAGGGGAGTATTGACTTAATGCCATGTTTCGTTCTCCAACGTATCGAAGTTTTTCTAGAAATATTTATAATTTGCTATATTTCTATTGGGGAAACAATGCATGAACAAACTACCAGTCAGGATAGTCCCATGTAAGGTTAATATCTGTCTTTCTACCATCTTGTATTCTTTTGATAGTGCAGAGTTTACATTCATATGAATATGAGGATGGGTAAGCTCCACGATCCTTTCTAGTCCTATAGAAATCAGTTAATAAATTTTTAGTGATACCACACGTTCTGCATTGACGATCAACAAATAATAAATGCTCTAGTGATATTTGTTGATTGATATCCATTACCTGTACTCCCACATATATGCAGCATCACCGTATTCGTCTAAATGCCATCTATCACCTTGGACATCAACAAAACTTTCTTCTTCTGTTCCATCTAGAATAAATCCAAATGGTGCCATGTCTGCTTCAATTGCTTCTCTTTGATCATCATAAATTCTTTGGCGAACATCATTATTGGTCATTTCCCTGAAATAAGGTTGCATAGCAAGCCAAGAAAAGATAACTAGAGACATTGCTAAGTCATCATTACATCCTTCTTCTGCCTCAAACGAATTACCTTTCTGAATGAATGTTGTCAGTTCACTAATAATATCGTAATCTTTTACAATAAGTTTGTCTTCTTCTATTAGTGCCTTCAGGTTAGAACAACCAACCTTCTTAACAGCAGAAGTCATGCGAACTCCCAACGAAGCTTTCTTACCACTGAAACCAGATCCTACAATTTGACCTGCACGTCCTCTCATTGAACACATTAAAAGGTTGTCGTATTCAAGATCGTATTGTAAAATATCGGCAACTTGTCCTCCAATATCATTTACCTCGATTAAAATGTATGCTTTATTATAATTTTTAGCAACGTCATGAATAATATTTGGTAATAGGATTGGTTTGATGTCGTTATTTTTGTACTTG